GACATAATAGATGTAGGTTGTGGTAAAGATATGCCGTTAGCTAGGATGCTAATGACAAACCGGATGGCACCAAGAAGTTATGTAGGTGTAGAGTATAATAAGATGGAGATACCATCTATGTTTGATCACACTACGTTTCAGCCACATCTAATAGATAACGTAGACTTTACTAAAACCGACATAATAGAGGATAGCTTTAATGTTAGTGTCTGTCTTGAAGTGCTTGAGCACGTTGAGCCTTTAAAAGCCACAGCAATATTAGATAAGCTAGCCGATGTAGTAGTTCCTGATGGTACATGTTACTTCTCAACACCGTGCTATGATGAAAAGGTAGGAGCAGCTAAGAACCACGTAAACGAAATGACGTATGAAGCGTTCGGTGCTTTATTAGAAGCAAAAGGGTTTCAAATAGTAGATCATTATGGTACGTTTGCTTCTCAAAAAGATTACAAACATGAGCTTCATGGTGAAACAAAGTACCTATACTCAAAGCTTAGTGAGTACTATGATACAAACTATCTTGCAACCTTATTCGCACCATTGTATCCTAGCATGTCAAGAAACGTATTATGGAAATGTAGAAATACAAAGGGATCTATTCAAAGTGATATACCTAAAAGGTTTCCTAGTATTTCAGAGTTAGATGGTGTATTAGGATCCTCTGAAAAAGCAGATGAACTAAGGTATGCGTGAACCAGAAAGATACTATGATTGGATGTTATGGAAATTAAAACAGGAGAAAGATATGAATGCTAAATGGGATAAAGTAGATTGGGATACAGACTGGTCTAAGAATATTAAAGATATGCACTCCAAATTTGGGGTGCATGCATGGGTAAAGAGAAAGCTGGCAGATAAAGACTACTATTCTTTGCATGAGTTTCTACAGTTTCGTTTAAGATTCCTTGATGAGGAACTACATGAGACTAAAGAAGCTGTAAAGTACCGACATCCAGAAGATATTGTAGATGGATTAATAGACTTATGTGTTATAGCAATAGGCACATTAGATATACTACAAGTCGATGCTAATACAGCTTGGCATAGAGTACATCGAGCTAATATGAGTAAAGAACCAGGTGAAAAAGACTCTAGACCTAATCCTTTGGGCCTACCCGACATGATAAAACCGGATGAATGGGTCGACCCAGACCACACAAATAACACAGGAATCACGCATTACTTTTTAAGAAAGGACTATGTAGATGACGAACCAGACTATGAGCAAAAGTAATTTAATTAATCATATCAATCACTTACGAATAGAAATTAATGTGCTTAAAAACCGACAGGAAGAAAGAGTAAATCAAAAAAAGCTTGATGCGATTATAATTTATGACACTACTATAATGGTCTTAAAGAAAAGAATAGAAGAGTCTGAGGCAGAGTTAGCTTCATACTAACCTTATTTAAGGCGAGATTAATTGTGATAAGACAAATTAACTCGCCTTTCCAATAATATAAATATGAAAGGATTTATATGCAATTAGTATTTGACATAGAAACTGATGGCTTTCTAGAAGACATGACAACCTGTTATGTACTAGTCTGCCAAGATGCAGTTACAAAAAGAGTATACAGGTATACAGACGAACCGGGTGGTATAGCTATTAAGCATGGTCTAGACTTTATGAGTAAAGCCGAAGCATTGATAGGTCATAACATCATTGGGTTTGACTTGATGGCTCTTGAAAAACTGTATGGCTGGAAGCCGTCTGAGCATACATCCCTAATGGATACGTGGGTTATGAGTCAGACATTACAATTTAATAGACCACACAAACACGGTCTTGCAGGCTGGGGTAAGCACCTTGGCTATGCTAAGATAGATAATTCTGAGTGGGCAGCTGATGGGTTCAAGACATACGACCCACGCATGATTGACTACTGTATCAATGATGTTAAGCTTAACACTAAGGTTTATGAAGTACTACTAGCTGAACTACATAAAGCTGTAGAAACTAATCAGCTAATTAAGAAAGGCTTACGAGTCGAGCATGATGTAGCTGTATTCGAATCTATGGTACGTAAGAAAGGCTGGCTGTTTGATATAAGTAAAGCTCAAGATAACCTAAGACTTATGGCTAAACATATGAATAAGATCGAGTCTATCATTGAGCCTAAGCTAGGTACTACGAAAGTCTTTATAGATAAAGCACCAAAGGTTGCTAAGTATACTAAGTCAGGGTTTTATACAGCAACAACAGCTAGAATCTTGTCTGAATATCTAAACAAGAAAGTTATAGGTGAAGATGCTCTTACTGATAACCCACCTGTAAAACCTGATGAGGAGTTTCAAAGATCTAAGATGGAAAAGGTAACGCTTAGTAACATGGAACTAGTAAAAGAGTGGCTCAAGACTATCGGCTGGAAACCTGATGATTGGAACGTAAAGAAAGGACACAACGGCCAATGGGTACGCACAGGTCCTAAGCTTACATCAACATCATTGGCTAAGCTAGGTAGACAAGGTAAGCTAATTGATAGGTACTATACTATTAAGAACCGCAAAGCTACGATTGAATCGTGGCTAGAAAGGATACAACAAGATGACACAGGAAACTATCGTCTTCATGGTAGGATGTTTACTATTGGTACTCCTAGTTTTCGATGCCGTCATGAGGTTATCGTTAACCTTCCAGCAGTGGATGCTTCGTATGGCAGAATGCTTAGGGAACTATTTATATCTGAGCAAGGTTATAACGTTGTCGGTGCGGATAGCGCTGGTAATCAGTTGCGTGGCTTATGTCATTATGTGGGAGACAAATCCTACACAGACCTGGTGGTTAATGGAGATCAACATTCACGGAATGCTGCTGTTCTTAGTTGCAGCCGCAGCATCGCTAAGTCTTTTCTTTACGCTATTCTCTTTGGTGCAGGTGATGCTAAGCTCGGTCAAGCACTTACGGGTGTTAGCAGCGCGCCTAAAGGTAAAGAGGCTAGGCAAAAGTTCATGGCAAATTTACCTGGGTTCGGAAAACTAGTTGATAAATTACGAGGTGTGTTCCACCAGTATGGTTGCATACCAGGTCTTGATGGCCGTAAAATCTATGCTAGATCTGACTACCAAGTACTTAACTACCTATTACAAACCACTGAAGGTATTACTTGTAAAGCAGCTTTGAGTTATGCTATGAATAAAATCAAAGAGGAAAAGCTTGATGCTTATCCTGCTATATTCTATCATGACGAGCAAGCATGGATCGCAAGTGATAAAGACTCTAATAGAGTCGGTGAGATACTACAAGAATCTTTTCGTGAAGCACCTAAATGGTTTGGTGTTGAGTGTATGGATGGTGGTGACTATGTAATAGGCAACTCATACGCGGAGGTACACTAATGCATACATGGGTAGAAGCGTATTATAATCTACACAAGAAAACCTTTTCAGTAAGACATGCAGGTAGAGTATGGTTTCATACTAACGTACTAACCTTACGTAACTGTAAGTTTGCAGTACAACCTGCTGGTAGAGCCAAAGTTATTAATGAAAAGAAAAAGAATGTACATGCTTTCGTAAGAGGGTTCTTTGTTAGAGGTGATGATCACACTAATCATAGAATGCTACATGCTACACAAGCTATGTATAACCCGTACTATTTTTCTACATTTGTAGATGTAGATACAGGTGAACCAGTATACGAGGCTGATATGGTTTACTTAAATAATTGTTGGCCAAGACCGGAGATTTATTATGAGAGTTCCAAAAGTTCTAGTAAAAATAAAGCTTCCGTTAATAAACCCAGTAGCGAAAGCGTTGCTGCGTGAACGTAAAGCTAAACAGATTATACCTGATAAGAAAAAGTATAATCGCAAACGTGATAAACATAAGGACATTACATGAAATTATTTATTGATGCCGACAGTATTATGTTCAAAGCTGCTTGTACTCAAGACACTAAATATGATACTAGAGTAGTAACCCGCAAGATAATTGAAGATGCTATTGCAGATTGTTTTGCAGATGAAACTTATATTGCTGTAAAAGGCAAAGGTAATTTTAGATACGGCATATACAAAGACTATAAGTCGTCTCGTAAAGATCAAGAGTTACCTAAAGAACTTAAAGAGCGACTCAATGATTCATACAACTACTTACTAGATAAGTGGGGAGCTGTAAAGTCAGATGGTATGGAAGCAGATGATGTTGTTTCCATATGGGCTTACGAAGCTAGAGCAGCTGATCAAGACTTTGTTATTGGTCATATTGATAAAGACATAAATCAAATACCTGGTAACCATTATAACTACAATAAGAAAGAAGTGTACTTCGTTGATGATGAGCAAGCTGATATGAACTTCTGCATACAACTTCTTATTGGTGATTCAGGCGATGACATCCCTAAGATTAAGAAAGGTTATGGTATTAAGACAGCTGAAAAAGCACTGGCTGGTACTACATATGATAATCGTATGGATGTAGTTATAGATCAATGGAAACGACTATATGGTAGAGGCTGGGAAAAGCAACTGCACATGATAGGTAACCTAATCTATATGAAACGAACTTGGGATTTAGAGGAGTGGAATTATGAAGATCGTTATACCAGGAAAGCCAATGAGCGCAAACAGAATGGAAGGGATACGAGCGATAAGAACGAAGGACGGAAGGAACTTCACGCAGACGTACCCGACGAAACAGTACAAGGAGTTTCTTGAACGTTTCATAGAGGCTACAAATAACTTGAGTTGGCAGTTTGAAAAGACTGCCGACATCAAGATAACCTTCAATGCATTTTTCGGTAACCGCGCATCTGATCTTGATAATATACTTAAGCCTAC